CAGCACGGTCATTGCTAGCAACAGCAGCAAGCAACTCGCCAGCTTCTTCAAGCGTTTTCTTGGCTTGACCTAATGCTGTGCCGTTTTCGTAGATGCCACGGTCACTAGCCCACTTCATTACTTGAAATTCTGTCATGCCAAACGATTGTGTTTCTTTCATACTGTCCACTCTCTTTCATTACGTCCACTGTTTGATTTAACTTTGTTGCCTGTTAAGAACACCATGTTCATAACTTTCATTTCGTTCATGCGCCGAGCAACTTGATTGCCATCAAGACCAGTTAGCTTTGCAATGCCATCCTTGCCAAGCGGTCCATGTTCTTTTAAGCATTCGGAAATAACATTCCAATGCTTTGCAGTCATGTCCTTAACCGAATCTGCCGCCTCAAACGACTCAATTGGATCAGTCGCCCGAACACGAGGAAACTTGATGTCAAAGAAGTCTTTAAATGTCTTTGCGTAGTTCATGTTTTGTCCAAGTTATAAAGGTTAGCAACCTTATTAAATTTCAATAACATTGCTAACTTAATTAAAGTGGGCCTTACTCGCTGCACTGGTGTCTCTCTGTAGTCTCAGGCAGCTTTCCCCAATAACCAGCATCTGCTTTCAGGCCCGTTAATCATTTGATCGTTAACCTATCCTTGCGAACAATGTAAGCACCAGCTATAGGCTCACCAGCAAGAATGGCAATCTTGATCTTGGTTTTGCTTGGCTCTGGTGGCTTGGGGTCAGCGCACAATTCCACAGGAAACTTAGCGCCATCCTCAATCACAACAGACTCGTCACGGTCAACATACAGCTTGACAACGAAAGACCCGTCAGCAGCCTTTATTTCGTGGATTCCAGCGGTCTTCATGTTCTCCGCAAGGTAATCCCTTAACTTTTCTGCTTTGCGCTCATAGGCCGTTTGAAGGGCTTTGATACGTTTAATGGCGGCTTTTGCTTGTTCAGCATCTGACTCGCAATTGAGAACGTAGGCAGCGACAGCGTTTGCTTTGTTGCCGAGCATGACCCGGAACTCATCAAACGCTGGCAAAGCCTCGCCAGTCTCAGGATCAAAAAGATCGTCAAGTTGTTCACGAAACGATGTTGCTAATTCGTAGAGACTGGTCATGGTCAAAACGCTGAATCGTCCATATCGTCAAAACCACCAGAAGGTGTTTGACCAGAACTGTGACCTGCTGCTTTGGCAAACTCAGGAGAACGCTTAATGGCATCCTTGAGCTTATCGTGGAAAGAATCAAACACAGCCCAATCAGGATTGTCCAAGTCAAACGTCACAACCTCATGAATAGGTGCTGGCTTGCTGGCCTTCAATGCTGTTGGCAAAGGAGTCAAGTTAGCTACGTTGCTGTACGTCTTGCCGTTTGTTTCGCTGGTGGTCACGTTAACCATGCAATAAGCACCAATCAGTTTGCTGATGTCAAAGCCTTTAGCTTCTTCATCGGTAAACTCACGACCACGCCAAGACTGCAAGTCTTTACGCAGTGATGCTTTCTCACTGAGAGACAGGGTGTATGACTTGCTGATGGTCATAGGCATCTCTTTACCGTCAAACTCAACGGTCAGTGGTTTGCCTTCCTCGTCCTCGCCAAACAACTCCCAAGCAACACGAATCTTGTGCTGCAATTTTTCGCCATACTGACCACTAGACAACTGTGTGCCAAGGTCAATTAAAGAATAGCAACGACCAATGTGTACCCCGGAAGGCACACGTTTAAAGTTACCACCACCACTGTCAGAAGCTACAAAGCCCATTTCATTCTCCTAAAAAAACAGCCGTTACAGGTCGGCTGAACACCTTATCTAAACCAAAGATACATGCCATGCAAAATCCCAATTGGGAACAGCAAAGCACCTGCAATCAAAAAGCCCCACAAGCCTTCTGCAAAACATGTAAAAACGTGTGTAAACCATGCGGCTATACAAGCCAATCCAATGATCGAGCCCATTACTTAACTCGATTGATTGGTTTGGCAAGAAGCCATTTGTCACCAAGAATGCGGATTGATTTAATCCACTGTCGGCAATTGTGACGCTGTGTGCTAACTGGCACACCAGCTACGCAGTACAAGGTGCGTACTCGCGTAAGAAATACTGTGTTCATTCTTGAACCTCTTTTGGCTCTGATTTCACCACTTCAATAGTGGCTGGCAGATCACGGTAAGTGGAAGAAACAACTTCATTAAAGCCGTAACCTTCAACGACTTTGTTTGCGTAATCAAGAATAATTTTCTCAACTTCTTCGCGGGACAACGTGATTTTCATGTGAACTCCTGTTTTGTTGAGCCTCAATCTTATGACGCAACAAATAAATTGTCATTAGGACAAACCCTACGTTCTAGCAAATTCTTTGTGAATTTTTTTGGCAGCTTCTAAGTAAGCCTCTCCCGCTTCTTTTTCACTCTTAAAGCATCCTAAATAATGACGTTTTTTCATAAATGTAATTTCTGCAACCCAAGAGTTTTGATCTTTTACTTTATATGTTCCTTTGTAATTGTTTTTTGTGTTTGCATATTTTTTTTTGTTCATCATGTTTTGTTGATGGGTTACTTCTCTAAGATTTGAAATTTGATTGTTAGTCCTATTTCCATCTATGTGATCTATGTTTTTTGGAGTCTTTCCGTAGACTATCACCCATATCAATCTATGAACTCCATAATTTTTTACTTTGCCTGACAATTTTGTGCAAACTTGAATGTATCCATACCTATCTTTTGCAGAAATTGGCTTTGACAAATTTGTTGTGTTCGATCTTTTAACCTTCCAGTAAAGATTGCCAGTTTTTTCGTCATACCTAAAATTTTCCAACAAAATTTCTTGAGTAAGCATATGGCCTCCAAGCCAAAAAAAAGCCCAAGAGGACAGTCTCATCTTGCGATGTTGGAGGACATGGCTAGCACCATGCAGACTGCCTTCTTGGGCTTGCTAGATTGTATTATCGCCTCCAAGCGATGCAAAAATTTTAAGGGTTTTCACCAATGTTTGCAATTTTTTTTTGCTGTAACCTTGCCAGCATGACTACACCAGACCATCACGAAACCGTTGCAGCACAGGAGCTTTGCGTCCATGCAATCCAATCTGTAAAGCAATACACTTTTGACCCCGGCGACTTTGAAGCAGCTACCGTTGCTCTCTTTGCTCGCGCTATTGAACTCACCACAAAGAAGGAAATCACCCTGTGTTACCAGCAAAACTCTACTACCTTGAACAACTGAAAGATGGCCCTGTAAGCCATCGAATTATTATGAACAGGATGTCAACACGATTCCATGAGTCACCAGCAGCCATCAAAGACGCTTTGGTTGCTGAAGGCTACATTGTCTGCGTCAAGAAAGTTTTGCAAGGCAACGGCAAGTACGCTTACCATCACCAGTTAACAGGCAAATCATTTGTTGCACAAAAGCAACAGCCAAAGGTTTGTGTTGTGCAAGATCAAAAAATTGAATCTGATGCTTGGGAAGATGGCACAGCCAAGTCAACAGGCAATGCCTTCAACTGGCGCAACAAAGATCAAGCCATCTTTACAAAGCGTGAGGTAACAATCATGCAGCAGAACTACACGAACCATCCTCAAATCACTGTTTACAGTAGGGCTTGAGTGGTGGTATAGTTTTACCCATGACGCTTGGCGGCGTTTTCGTAGTGGGGTTACACATGCTGTCTGCTGGTACTACGCCAGTCCGCCAACGCTTTAAAAAGCGAGACAGCAGGTGTAGCCCCTTTTTTTTTGGGGAATTTTATGGTGGAAAATTTGTGTCACAAAAGACTTACAGAAGTGCTTTTGTATGAGCCAGAAACAGGGCGATTTTATTGGAAGAAATCTGGTTCAGGCCGTAAAGTTGACGTACAAGCTGGAAGAGTTATGCAGAAAGGCTATCGACAGATTACCGTTGATTACAAGCCATATTTGGAGCATAGACTTGCATGGTTTTATGTTTACAAAACGTGGCCAAGATTTTTTATAGATCATATAAATGAAGTCAAATCTGATAACAGAATCTTAAATTTACGAGATGTTGACCAAACAACCAATCTTCTTAATCAATCAAAGCCTCAAAAAAATAACAATACTGGATTTAGAGGTGTTAGCTTTTTTCAAGGCAATCAAAAGTATCGTGCTCAATTGATGATTTCTGGAAAGCAATATCATCTAGGTTATTTTGACACGGCAGAAAATGCTTATCAGGCTTACTTAACAGCAAAGTTGGCCTAATCATGCACTACTACCAGTTCAGTATTGGCGACTATCGAGCCGCCACAGCGCATTTATCCAATGAAGAAGATTTGGCTTACCGCCGACTTCTGGATATGTACTACGACACAGAGCAAAAGATTCCACTGGATACCCAGTGGGTTTCCAGACGCTTGCGAGTGGATGCCCACGTGGTCAAGGATGTCCTAAACGATATGTTTGTTCAGCATGAAGATGGCTGGTATCACGCCAGATGTGCTGATGTAATTGAGCAATATCACGCAATGGCCGAGAAGAATAGGGCCAATGGTCGCCTTGGAGGACGTAAAAAGAACCCAGTGGGTTCCGACTCGCAACCCATCGCTAAGGCAACTATAAACCAAGAACCAATAACCATTAACCATAAACCAAAGAGAGAGAGCGCAACTGTCGTTGCTTGCCCACTTGATGTTGGTTTACAAGAATGGCAAGATTGGTTGTCACTCAGAAAAGCCAAGAAAGCACCTGTAACGGAAACGGTGTTGAAGTCAGCTAGAAAAGAAGCGGAAAAGGCGGGTATTACCCTTAACGCATTTCTGACTATCTGGTGTGCAAGAGGTTCACAAGGGCTTGAGGCTTCTTGGCTAAAGTCTGATGAAAAGCAAAACCAGACAGAGACTGTTTACCAGCGATCAATGCGATTGAAGATGCAAGAAGCAGTGCCAAGCATTGCCAAGCAAGCACCTTACCAAGACGCAAGCGATTTCTTTCGCACCATTGACATGGACTCACAGAAAGCTATTGAGGTGAACAAATGAGCTTGCCTATGCCTTGGGTTGAACGCATTTTTACCAAGTTGACCATGATTTATGGCCGTGATTTTATTGGTCGTTGGGAAGGTTTGGACATTGCTGAAGTTAAAGCTGATTGGTCACATGAGCTAGCTGGCTTTAAAGATCATCCTGACTCAATTGCTTATGCTTTGAAAAACATGCCTGACAGCGGTAAGCCGCCAACAGTTCTTGAGTTTCGTGCGATGTGCAGAAAAGCACCCGAGCCTACTTTGCCAATGTTGGAAAATAAACTAACAGCAGAGCAAATGGCTGCGAACAAAAAACGGATTGCTGAACTGATTGCAAGGGTAAAAAAATGACAAGAGTTTACGCACTCAAACGCCTACTTGAACACGGCGAACTGTCTAGCAAAGAGATTGAAGAAATCACCTGCTGGACAACAAAACAAGTGTGGGCCAGCATTCAGCGTCTGCAAAAGACAAACATCGTTCGCAAGTACCCACAGATGAAGTGGGGCTTGATTCAACTTTGGCCTTACCCATGACACGCAGACAGATACAAGACGCTGGTGACAGATACATGATTGAGTTGGGCGAAGCAAGAGTATTGCTTTGCACCTACCAAGTGACCAAGCAGAAAGTTCTTACGCAAGCAAGAATGGAATGGTTGGAAAAGAAGTACGGCACGGGTTCTGTAGCAAGAATTCGTAATTACATGAAGAAACTACAAGACGGAGAACTGGAATGAACACATGGCCCTTCCCACCCCCATCAGGCCCAACACCTTGGACACGCAAGCAAATTCGTGAATACGAAAAGCAAAAGCGTGATGACGCAGGGGAGTCGCCGCTATGACACCTTTAATAAAAGAAATGGTCAAGATGGTTTCAGTTTCTAATCTTGATCCAACAGAAATGCAATGGTTTGATATAACTGGTGCAATCAAAGAATATATTGGCTATGACCAACGTAAATATTTATTGCATCCAGCCCCATACAAAAACATGATGCTTTGCGGTCGCACAGAGCAAGGTGATTTCATGTTGTCGGTGTTAGCTGAGTCATCTGCTACTGTGGTAACAGGCTGGATTATGAAACCAACAGGATACAAAAGCCTTGGTTCTTTTCTTTTTGCCGAACACAATGGCGAACCAAAGGTTGGTGAAGTTGATGGGCCGATAGACCTTCAAGACCAATCAATGATGTGTGCAATTGTGACAATGTTTTACGCATCGCTTGACATGAAAATTCAAGCGTATGTACCAACACCACACAAAGCCAACGTAAGCCGCAGCAAACGTGGATTAAAGCCACTGTACGAATGGCATACCGTAGTCATTGAGCCATTAAAATTAAAACAAGAACATCAAGGCGGTACACACGCAAGTCCAAAAAGGCATCAAGCCCGTGGTCATTGGCGCACTTACAAATCAGGTAAGCGTGGATGGGTTAAAGAGTGTTGGCGTGGTGATGCCAGCAAAGGTACGGTATTTAAAGACTACAAAATAAAGGAGCAAGATGAGATACGCAGCCCGAGTAGACGAAAATCAAGCTGAGATTGTTAAGGTTCTTAGGGATGCAGGTTGTTACGTTTGGGTAATCGGTCTGCCAGTTGACCTTTTGGTTGGCTACAAGAATCACACATTCCTAATGGAACTGAAAAGCGGCCCTACAAAGCGTTTAACGAGCCTACAGCAAGACTTTTTTGCAAAGTGGTGCGGTGGTACTTTGTGCAGGGTTGACAGCCCTGAAGCGGCTTTAAGAGCAATTGGGGTTATATGACACCAAGCCTTAGATCAGATCAACAAAACAAACTAATGCACAGCATCATCGGTCAGATTGCTAAACAAGCAACATTGCACGGTAGTCGCTGGAATGCTGAGAGCTTTAAGCGATTTCTGATTGACCAATGGGCGCATGAAAGCGGAGAGATGTCCAGCATCAGCAAAGTCATGCCAAGCATTGATGGTGAACGTGTTGTCCAGCTAGGCCATCAAAGCAGACGGTTTACCAAAGAGCAAGCCATTAGCTTTACCGAGTGGCTGTTGTATTGGGCCAACACCAATGGAGTCACGATTGACCAACCAAGAGAAAAAACATAAGCAAGCCGTAGCAAGCCTTGGCTGTGCGCTGTGCCATCACTTGCATGGCGACCATGATCCGGGGCCAGTGGAGCTTCATCACCTAAGAGCAGGGGGATGGGGCAAAGGCGGATATCTAACTTTGATGGGCCTATGCTACGAACATCATCGTGGCAATAAGGGTATTCACGGATTGGGGACTAGGGGCTTTGTGAAATATTATGGAGTCACTCAGCAAGAACTGCTTGAGTGGACACTAAACAAGATAGGAACATGACATGACTGAAGAAGAATTTTTAAAGCAAATTTCAGCTTTTCCTAGTGGTCAATACCAATTAGGCATGACTTTGCGCGATTACTTTGCAGCTAAAGCAATGCAAGGGCTGCTGGCAAATCCAAAGTTGGCAAATGAAATATTAAAAAATGGTGGCGCTCAGTCTGGTTGGATTGAAGATTCTGCTTGGGCTTTTGCAGACGCCATGCTGAAAGAGAGGAAAGCATGAACTACGCAGCAATTGCAGCGGCTATGAGAGCCGAGATTGAAGACAGCAAAAAGCTGTATATGCCCAACAGTCCCGGCGCATTTGTGCGTGACAGGTTGTTTAAGGATTGTTTGTGGGAAGAAGCGGCATGGGCATGGGGATGCTTTTGTCGTGGCAACTTCAATATTCCTGAACTAGATGACCTGAACAATCAATTGAACGCACTTGCCGCTAACGAAAAGATGCCTGATTGGGGAGTTAAAGGAACATGAAACAACGAACAATCTTAGTGGCACTGCTGCTGGTATCGGCGGCAGTGTCTGTGTCAATCGTTTACGGCCTGTGGTGGCTGGCGGGGGTGGTATGACTGAATGCCAGCACCGTTGGGAACCTGTTGAAAGCCAGCCCATTTACAAATGCGCCCGTTGCGGTGCTTTTATGAGGATCATCAAATGACAAGGCCAGATAGTCCTTGCATAGCAGTCTGTACGACTCTTTATGACACGGTTTGTAAAGGTTGTGGCCGAAGATACATGGAAGTTGTTTTGTGGAA